TTTGCGACGCGGCTTGCTGAGCTCTGTTCAGGTCTGCTTGAGCCTGTTGCTGCGCGTTTCTGAATCCTTGCAGACGCAAGTTGGCTGCTGTACGCGCAGCTTGATCTGCAAAGTTTCTATTGGTTTCTGACTCTACGAGCGCCTGCCTATCGCCGCCAAAAGCGCCAGCAGCAACGGCCCTGGCCGCGTTTTGGTTTTGCGTCATTTGGCGAGCTCGATCAAGGTCTCCAAGTGCTGCGTCGACCACTGCCGAGTCAAACTGACTTTGGTACGGTGACAAATCAGTCTGCGCAAGACTCTGCCCCTGGACCGTCTGCCCCTGCACTTGTTGCGCGGTGATTGGGTCGACGCCAATCTGCCCAGTTTGAACCGCACTGGTCTGACCGACGCTTGGCGCACTCAACACAGACAACGGACCGATTTGCTGCTCTTGCACGCTGCGACCTTGCACCTGTTGATTGGTGATCGGATCGAAACCAAAACCAGTGCCGACCTGGCCAGCGTTTACACCGGCAACCTGGCCTGGCGCCGTGACTTGTCCCGCGTTTACCATCATGGGCTGAAAGCCAGTCTCTGCCCGCGTCGTCGCTATGGCGTCGCGAATCTCGCCTTGCCCTACACCAGCGCGCGCAGTGTCAGCTGTCTGGTTCATCGCCTCTAGCTGCACCGGGCTAAGTGGCGCAACGGTTGCTTGGTTGTACGGCTGAAACGGTTGCTGCGATAACGCGCGCCCCGTTTGAAACGTCTCCGTTAATAAACCCTTGAGCTCTGGGTCGAACTCTTGCCGGCTATCAGATCTGTTTTTGCCTAAGCTCATCGCTATCTCCCAAAACGCATGCCGCGTTCCATGTCTTCAAAATCAAAGATTGGCACCATTGGGCCAGCTGGCTGTATTGTTCTGCGAGCAGCCATGGCGTCCATCACTGGCATTGGTGCTGGCATCGGTGCCGATATTGCGCTCGGGGTCTGTGCCGGCATTTGTGATGGCATGAACGTTGACATCGGCGCTGGTGTTGGTTCCGGCATAATCATTTGCGGCTGAAAAGCAGTCGTCGGCATTTGTGCGCTCAAATTCATGCCAGCCAGATTCACAGGTGCAGGTGGTGCAAAGCTGGCCGGGTCTTCCTCAAATCGGTCGACCACTTCTTGCGCCTGTCTGCGCTCTAATTGATTCTTCCTGCCTCCGCGCCCGCCTCGGCTGAGTCTGGCTATGGCGGCTATCACTTCTGCAGGGGTCTGCATCGGTTGAGCAAAAGGCGCTGCCATAGCGCCGACCGCTGTACCTGCCCCTGGTTGTGGTCCCGACATGACTGGCATTTGCGAAGACTCCGCCGCCGGCGCTCTGCCCGTATCGCCAGGCAATGGAAACTGATCGTAATAGGCCATGTCTGGTTGCGTGATGCGGTCGCCAGATCCGTAAAAGTTTGTAATCGCTTCGTCGGTCGTCATCGGTGCCGGTCCAGGTACTGGCGTCGACTCTGGGATGCTCTGAGGCGGCGCCTGCCCCACTTGCCCTAGCAAATCGGGATTCATCCGTATGATGTCTGCCGCGCTGATGTTCGCGCCGGTGCTACTCTTGCTCATAAATTTTTCACCACAATCGTGTGGCCCTCTTTGAATCCTAAGTCTGCCAATGCTCGAACCCAGCCTCGCCTGCCAGTCAAACTGATGGCGCTGCACTTCACGCTCTCTGCGAACGTGCGCAGGCTGGGCTCCATGCGCTTTATCTCATCCATGTCGCCAGCTGCTAAAAAAACGTGCAACAGCCGCTGGCGCGGATACTGCACAAACTCCGTGACCAAGCAGCTGTACTCGCCTGGCCAAAAAAACATTTTGCCTTCGCGCACCAAGTCAACGACGTCAGTAAACGTATGGCTGCCGCCTGCATGCTTTAGCGCGCGCTCGATCAGCAGCTGGTAAGGCTCCATCGCGATAGACACATCCTCTTCGACAAACTCGGTCATATGCTGCTCGCCGACAGGTTGCCGCTGTTGTCGACCTGCAGCTTGAACCGCGTGCCGTCTGGCGATTGCAAAATGAGCCGCTCGTTGCGCAACTCGATGTCCTGATTCTTTTTACGGTTCAGATCATCAGCCTGCTCGATCAGCAGATTGCGCTGCGTTTCTGCACGCTGGTCAAAATTGCTTCCTGGTGTTGGCAACCTCATCGCTTGCTACCTGCCACCACATCCAATCGCATTGTGCCGACGCGCCAGCTGGTCTGGACGTTGCCAGTCACGCGCATCTGCACCTGTCTGCCCTGAAATCGCACGCTCGTAGGGTTGGCCATGTTAAAAGGTCCGTGACTGGTCTCTGTGCCGTTCGGGAAAAAGCGCGTCTTAAATGTCGCCGTGACGTCGCCCTGGGTCTGCTCGTCGGGTATCAGCGATCTTGCGACCATGACGTTGTCGCCGTTGCCAATCTGCACTGGCCCGGTTTCCGCAAAGACCACCGAGTCAGAGTCGTAGCTGTTGCCGACCTCATGCTCAAAAATAATCCCGTTGGTATCGACTAGGTTTGGATACCGAAACGCGCCGACGTCGAAACCAGCCGTGCGCGCGAACGTGCCTATCTGCCAAATGTTGGTGCGGTAGTTATAGGAAACGTAGCTGTCGTTTTCGTTGTTGCCAGAGCTTGGATAGAACCAGACCACCTCACTGTATTGACTGTTGAGCACGCCGAAAATTTTTGAGCGCTGGTTGAGGTTGATGTTGTTAAAGACAAAGTCGCCAACACTGCTGCGCAGGGTTTGCACTGATCCGTTGTAAACGTGAAAGCCGTTGTTGCCCATCCAGAACGCTGCCCCATCAGCAACGACGCAGCTGTTTGCGCTGATGACACCGCAGCCGGTCCCAGCCTGCTGAAAGCCGTAGACAAACGGCGGACCTTGGAACCGCATAGTATGCGCATCAACATCGGTCAAAAGCAGACTCTCGCCGCGCAACCTGACGCCCTGCATAAGTGAGCCGTTGGTTGCGAGCGTAAAACTACCGGCCTGATTGGTCGCTGCGGGCGTCCAAGTATTGCTGGACTCCTGGTCGCTGAACTGCACTTTGTTTCCAATACCGCCGGCACCCAAGGCGACGACGAAGCGTTCCTCAGTCACAAACACGGCGTTATTGCTAGTCGGCGCGTTGCTCAAAACCGCAGCGACATTCGACGGGTTGTTTTCCCACTGGTAGAGCTTGCCGTCAGACGTGCTGCAGCCAATCACAAACTGCCCAAAGGTGTCTAGCGACCAGGTAGTCGCTGGCGTGTAAGTGCCGCTGTCCGGACGCGGTGTGTTCCAGGTCGATAGGTTCCAAGTCAGACCGCCATAGCCAAGGTTCTGCACGGCGTCTGCGCTGCCTGCAGTGAAGCCCACCGGCGTTATGTCGGTGACTGTGTTGTCTTCTGCAATAAAAAAGAGCTTGCTATGGCTGCCTGCAACGGTGCGTCGGTTTCGGGTGTAATCTAGGTACGCAATGATTTTGCGCACGGCGCCGGTCATTTGCGTTGTCGTTCGAGCACGCCAGCCGCCGATTGGCTGCAGCGAACCTTCGTACCAACGCACAAGGTTTGCATCAGACCAGCTGTTGGCCTGCTGAAGTTCGGTGCCGTTTTTGACGACGCCTGGTGGTGGCGCGATACTAAGCAGCGGCACGGTACTCACCAGTCTCTATCATGTCACAGAGCTCTTCTGCTCGATCCCCTACCTGCTCAGCCCAACGACTGGCATTGAACTCGATGCTGGCCCAGTAGTAGTCGCCTGTCTCCATGGCAGCCAGTGCTTTTTTGAACCCTAGCAACTTGGTTAGGCCTAGGTTAAAAGCTATGTCGATCATGGCGTCGCGTCTGACACTATCGAGTTTGCTGTACCAGCCGAATCGGTCTTTTAGCTCCTGGTCGACGCGAGCAATATCGTTAGCCAACAGCATGTCAATCTCGGAGTCGCTCAGCCCAATGCCGCCGTTGGGATCTAAATTTCTGCCTGCACCGCAAGTTATGAAACCCGCGCTGCATTTGTACGCATGACTCCTGACGCCCTCGTGGCGCTTTAGCATTTTTGTCAGTCGTTCGCTGTTCATTTCCGCAACTTCATCAACTTGTCTGCACCGCGTATACCGAAAGACGCGCTTACGGCTAAAAAAAGCAAGTATTGATACCACTGTGGCAGCGCATTCAACGCTTCAAACCCCATCTGAACGCGATCTATCACTGCCGTGTCATTCATCGCGATTGCGTAGCCAACCATGAATACGGGTATCGCTAGCACTACAGTCCAAAACTCGTCTTTCCAACTCGACGCACTCGCCGACGCCATTTTGGCTTCCCACTCTGCGCCGTTACGAATGACCTGCATTTTCGCTTCATGCTTTGCTTGCTTCTCATCGCCGCGCTGCTTCATCCAAGTGCCGGCTATTTCAGTCACAGGGCCTAGCAAGCTGCCGATAAGACTCATTTACCATTCCCTCGGTTCTGCCAGGCTGACGCCCCGTAGTAACTGGCGACAAGTGCCGCAGTGCTCACATAATACGTTGGGGCCATCGACCCCAATAAGTCAGCCGCCTGTGTGAGCCCCCACCAGCTACTGATCACGACCAGCGACGGGTAAAGCAGCATGCCGACCAATGCAAACCAAGCCATCGCTCTCTGAGCCTGCGCCTTCTCCATTGATTGCTTTAAGTTTTGCAAATCTCTGCTCATCTCCAGTTCTGAGTCAGTGACGACTCCGTCTCCATCTGCATCAAACTGCGCATAGTCACTTTGAGGCTGTAGTCGCTTATCACTCATGCCTTTCGTTAGCCAAAGGCCTTGATGATTAAGACAATCAAACCAAGAGCAATCCCGCCGCCAATCACCAAGGTCGTTCCACCAACTAATATTTGCTGCATCAATTGTTCTCGCTCTTTTTTCTTTCTGGCCATATACCGTTGCTGCTCTTGATGCCGTCTTTTGTTTTCAGCAATCGCTGCGTCGTATTGCTGCAATAGCGTCGTATCCATCGCTAAAAGCAATGTGCGAAGTTCAGTTTCGTACCTCTCCTGGCTGCGACGAATCATGCTGAGCTTCAACACATCGCCATTTGATAGCTTGGTAAACCCCGTCGATTTCGACTTTTGAAATTCGTTCAGCCCGGCACCGAAATCTGCGATTAGGCCCATTGCTGTTTCTATAGACGCTTTGCCCTCATTAACTGCACCAATCGTCTCCGACACCTGCTTCAAAATTGCACTGGCCATAACCACGCTTTCTATGACCACGGGCCATTACCTGACTAACAATTGCGGTAAGGCGACAGCGACTATTACTGTTACATAGACCCCCCAAATCATTGCTTCGAGCTTGTCGAAACGCTTATCACCACGCTCTAAGCGCCGCTCAACTTCTTCATGGCGAATGCCAACCTCGCGCTCTAGCGCTTCGATCTTCGCAATAGCTTGCTGAGTCGGTGTCACTGAACGACCGCTGC